TAGCAGTGATCTGGTAGAAGCCTGCTTGTGTCATTGAAAAAGTAGCGCCGGCTCCTGTGTTCCCAACGATTGTCATTGTTGGAACCGCACGCATTACGACAGGAAATATCCAGCTAGCGTATACTGCCGTTTGAATTACAATTGATTCATCTGGGACTTGCTGGTAATACCTCTGACACAGCGCCAGCTCCTGCCCGTAGCTCCTGCGCTCAAACGGGGTGGCGACGGTGCCCGCTTCGAGTTGGACGCCGGTGATGTAGAACGTGGCGCCGTTGGTGCCGACGACACTGGTGGCTCCGGTGGCAGAAACGAAGTTAGAGCCAGACCAAGAGCCAGTCGCGCCGGATAGAGCCGCTCCAGCACCTAGGTTAAAGTTTATGCGAATACCAATCCCATTGTTGGTCAACCAAGTGCCGGATGTATCTCCACCGATGGTTATCGACTTCTGTTCCCACGTATTGGCAGCGCTGATAGTCCACGAAAATGGATAGGAGCGTACGCGCCCGGAGTTTTGAATTGTCCCCCCAAAAGTGCCAGTTAGGCTGGATCTAACCCAGAAAGACAGCGTGATTGCTTGGGCGTTTCCGGTGCCCCAACCAAGATCAGCGCAGTTAAACCCTTCGACAAGGTGCTCAAACCTGAAACTTTCGCTGGAGGCTACAGAGTGAGCGGATGTCGTGGTAAAGCCAAGGTAGTTGGTAAACCCGCCTGGTGGCGTCACAGCTCCGGCGTTTTGCTGCCAAGTAATCTTGCTTGGCTGATCGCCTGAATACACAAAACGATCAACGGTGTAGCCAAGTGCTGTACCGCTCGCCCCAGCATTTCTGGCATCAATCCGCATATCGCCATTGATGATCCTATTCCTGGCGCCAGAGATCGGGCCGCCGTTCACGCTGCTGAGCAGCGCAGCCGTGCCGGTGTTGCCGGATGCCTGCAGGTTCGATGCGATTAGGGTGCTCATGGGGTGACCTCCAGGGCGGCGATGCGGGATTCAAGGGTTTCGATCTTGGCATTAGCTTCCTGCAAAGCCTTGAGAAGCATAAACTGCAGAACCGAAGTCTTTACTTCTTTGACGGTATTGCCATTGGCATCAGGCTGACTGTCTTGAACAAGGCCGGGGAAGACCTGTTCTAATTCTTGAGCAATCCAGCCAAGTTCTTTTGGTGTATCGTCTGAATCTGCTTTCCAGTTGTACTTAATGACACGCAGCTTGCATAAGTCCTCAAGATACCCGTCACGGGTTGTCTCGATGTTCTTTTTGAGATTTACGTCGGAGACAGTTCCGTAGGTTCCGTTGCCGTATACATAGAACTTGGGACCGACTCCAGCAGTTCCACAGTCAATGAAGTAAGAGGAAGTATTGTTTGTGTTGCCACCCATGAACAGAGCAAGCCCCCTGTCCCCGCTGCTACTGTTCCGTGTGTTTTCAAAAGAAACAGCAAAACTATTTGGAGATCGTACAGTAAGTAGCTCTGTAGAGATTTGCGATGTGGTTCCAATGCAGAAGGCTCCATTTGATTGCAGCCTTGTCCGCTCCGTACCGCCAGTGCTCCACGCAACGGTGTCAGGGGAAGGACTCCACATGCCGGTATTGGCATCACCGGAGAAGTACAGCGACGGAGATCCCGCTGAACCAGCACTCAGCATCACATCACTGGTCCAGCTCAGCGTGCCACTGCCATTGGTCGTGAGCACCTGGCCGCTTGTGCCATTGCCAGTCGGCAGCACCAGCGTGTTCGATCCCGCCACCGCCGGAGCGTCGATCTCGGTGTAGCCGGAGGTGGAGCCTGCAAGTCTCAGTGTCATGGCTTCACTCGTAGAGGATGTTGATGGAGCCGGCGTCGAAGGTGTCGGTGCCGTTCGTTGCGGATGCCACGCCCGCCTGGTTACCAGAGCCCGCATAGGCTCCGGTGCTGGCGTAACCGCTGGTGGCGTAGCTGCCCGAGCCAAGCTGAATGATCGTGTGCGCCGAGCCACTCAGCGAGACGCCGCTGTAGGCCACCGTGATCCGCCGCACCCAGCTGGGCACTGCCGTGTCGATGTTGATCACGGTGCCGCTGGTCGTGGCGATCGCCGTGCCCTGCGTCAGATCTTCCGACCGCTTGGCTTGCGTCACCGCACCGGCCGCGATGTCAGCCGTCACCACGGTCAGGTCAGGCAAGCCGCCTGCGCTGAGCCCTGAGATGCTTTCGGTGCCGTCGATGGTGATGGGCATGATTCCTTGGTTAGACGATCACCCAGCTGGCGCCAGACGGCACGGTGACCGTGATGCCTGCGTTGATCGTAACGGGGCCAGCCGACACTGCATTTTTGCCGGTGCTCAGCGTGTAGTTGGTGGTGACCGTGTTGCTGTTCTCCAGGAACACCGTGTCAGCGCCACCGCCCGTGGCCCCCCCGCCCACCTGCGACCATGCGGTGCCGTTGTAGCCCTCGAACTGGCTCAGCGTGGTGTTGAAGCGGATCATGCCCGAGGTGGGCGATGCCGGCCGCTGCGCCGTGGTGCCCACCGGCAGATCCAGCACGCCGGTGCCGGTCAGCAGCACGTCACCGCCGAACGTAGCCGTGCCGGTGAAGGTGGGGCTGGCGGCAGGCGCCAGTCCTAGCCCGGTGCTGGCCAGTGTGCCGATCGTGATCCACGCATTGTTCGCCGCATTGCGCAGCTTCAGCAGGCCCGTGGTGGTGTCTGCCCACCACTGATAGGCGTAGGTGGTGCTGGGCTCTGACGCCCCGCTGTTCTGGCTGACGATCGCCGCCAGCGCGTTGTTCAGGTCCTGCCGGAAGGCAAGGCCAGACTGATTGGCCAGGTTGTAGTCGTGCTGAGCCATGCCTTAGATCTGCCTCCCGAACCCGATGGCTGTGTAGGTGAACTGGCGGCTCACGGCACTGCCGGCGCTGTTCCTGAATGTTACTTGGAATCCGGTCCGCGTCACGGAAGCTATCGCGAAGTAATCGCCGGTGGCCATGTTGAACCCCGTCACCCCGACACTGGGCGCCTCGAAGAAGGCATTCGCGAAGGTGACGGTATACGCGCCCGCGCCACTTGTCAGCACCGCCGATTGCTCGGTGCGTTGCTGCAGCTCCAGCTCGGCGCCGAGCTCCTCGATGATGATGTTCTGCGTCGGGTCGGTGCTGGTGGCCACCGTCTTGAACTGGAATCCACGGCCCCGGACGATCGCGTTGGCGAACTCGCGCCAGGTGCTCCACGTTGGTGTGCCGCTGGGGTCGTCCTGCGTGGTGCGCACATAGGTGAGCGCGTTCACGCGATCGGCGCCGGTGCCATCGATGAAGTCCCAGCTGTCGATGTCCTCGAGGTGGTCATCCCAGAAGTCGCCGGGGATGTAGGGCAGGGTGACCAGCCGCCGGCGCAGATTGCAGTCGAACACGCCGGGGAAGGAGTAGGTCGAGCCGAACTCGTATTCGCCCGCCGGCAGCACGCCGCCCACGCTGTCGATCGAGGCCAGCGCATCCCAGTCGCCGTCAGTGGCCATCTCATCCACCGCGAGCCCGGTGCTGATGATCAGGCCGCTGGCACCGTCCGCTTCGGCCAAGCTGGCCACGTAGAACATGTCGGTGTAGTTGCCGTTGAAGGGTGGGCTCTCCAGCTCCTCGGCATAGGTCTGCACCAGCTGTCGCGGCTGCGGTGTAGGCAGGTCCACGATCACGGTGCTGGCCACCAGCGACCGGCGGCCGCCATCGTCCTCAAACTTGACCAGATAGGTGCCCTCAAGCAGCGGCACCTGCTTCTGCGTCTGGCTGCCGGCGGCCGCGGCCACGATCTCCTGGCTCTCCTCCCAGATAGCGCCGGTGAGCAGCACGCTGTGGCGGATCAGCACCTTGCCGCCGAGCACCACGTCGAGCTCGGGAGAGCGATCCCAGCTCAGGATGGCGCTGGCGCCATCGATCGGGATCAGCGACAGGCCGGTGACGCTCTCGGGTGGTGCGGTCTTGCCGAACGCCTGCACGGTCAGCTTGGCTGGCTCGACCGATTGCCGCAGCGCAGCGTTGAGGCTGTAGACCTGCACCTCATAGACGCCGGCCGCGGTGTCCAGGATCTCGTAATCGGGCCGCGCTTGGGTGCTGCTGGTCCAGTTGCCGTTCTGCGGCCGCCAGCGCACCCGATACTCATTGACCCCGACCACCGGCTGCCAGCTGATGATCAGCTTGGCCAGCGCGCGCCCGTTCAGCTCGTAGAGCGTCTCGACGGCCTGCAGGTTGGTGGGCGCCACCGGGATCACGTTCAGGTCGGTGATGTCCCGCTGCTGCAGCCGTGCGCCGCGCTCGATGTAGTCGTACTTGCTGGCGTTGTAGGCCAGCGCGCTGATCGCGTACTTCGCGCCGTCCTGCTCCTGCACGCTGAGCACGCGCCAGGTTGAGGTCTGGATGTTCGAGGTCTGATAGAGCCACACGCTGTTCGCGTTGGGCGCGGCGGCCAGCGGTGTGGCCAGGCTGACCACGTTGCCGGCGATCGCCGTCACCGCGCTGCTCTGCACCGTGCCGTTGGGCAGGATCACCGAGAGGGTGGCGGCTGCACCAGCTGCGAGCCCGCTGGCATCATCGACCGTCACCGTGGTGGTGGTGGCTGCAGTGATGCGGCCGCCGCGCCGCGAGCCGGCCTTTACCGGGTCGCTGATCTCGATGATCTGCCCAGGCCGCACCACCACGCCGGCATCGATCGATGCGGTGAAGCTGACCACCTCGCCTTCGTACTGCTCGGAATAGAGCAACCATTCGCCGATCCTGCTGGCCTGGCCGCGGGAGGTGCAGGCGAAGGCGCTGATCTGCGTGGATACCACGCCGTGCTTTGCGATCGCCGCCTGGTCCTCGACCACCTCGTAGGCGATGTCGCGGCTGGGCAGATCGAGGTAGCTCACCACCGCCACGGTCGGCCGGGTTTTGCGGCTGCTGCCCTGATAGCTGAAGCCCTCCTCGGACACGTTCGCCAGCGTGAACAGGTAGGCGGAATCGGCCGGCCGGTCCTGGCTGATCGTCAGCGCGCCGGTGCTCCAGTACGGCATGGCCCGGAACACCGAGCACATGTCGTTGATCAGCTTGTAGGCCTCCTCGGCTGTCTGGATGTTGATGTTGCAGGAGAAGCGCGGCTCAAAACCGCCAAAACCGTCAGGCACCAGCGTCGAAGCGTACTGGCTCGCGGCATAGAACGCCCATTTGTCGAGCTGCGCTGCCTTGACGTGATCGCCGAAGCCGTAGCGAGTGGAGGTGAGCAGGTCCCACAGGATCCACGCCGGATCAGAGCACCACTGCGCCGCGCCGAGGGTGCCGTTCCAGATGCCGCTGTAGACCAGCCGGCCGTTGGTGGTGTCCACCGTCGCATTGGACGGGATGCGCACCTTGATGCCGCGGATCAGGTAGGAGCGGCTGGGGATGCTTGAGAACTGCTCAGCGTCCACCCGCAGGCCGACCAGCGCGCTGTTGGGGTAGCGCAGCTTCGCGTAGGTGATCTCGGTGTAGGTGGACCAGTTAAAAGCGTTGGCCAGCTTGGCGCTGCTGCTGTCCGGCGTGATCCGGGTCACGCGGATGTCGGCCGGCGTGCTGCTCAGCCCCACCAGGTAGTCGCGCTGATAGGTGTCAGCGGTGCGGCCGGCGATCGTGTCATCGATCACCGTGGTGTAGCCGCCGCCGCCGTACTGCACGGCGATCTGCAGGCGCACGTCGGCGCCGTTGATGTCGCCTTCGTTGGTGAACGACTGCAGCTGCGGCACCGTGATCGAGATCCGCGCCGCGTCCACGTTCGCGTCGGTGATCGTGCGCACGATCGGCGTAGCCTGCTGCACCTGCACGCCCACCGGCTTCTCGTCCTCGATGCCTGGCGCTCCGGGGATGTAGGCCTGATCCTGCGTGCCGTTGCGGGTGTAGACGGTGACGTTCTGAAAGTTGTAGGTGCCGTTGGCGTTCTGCAGCGGCGTGTTGTTCAGAAAGATCGACTGCGCGCCGGCCTTGAGGCCCTGGATCTCGCCCTCGCTGATCAGGTCCAGCAGCTGCGCATACTGCGCGCTGTTGAGGTTGTCGGCGGCCTCCGTTGGCGTGCGCTGCGGCTGGCTGCTGCCACCGCCGCCACCCTTGCCGCCACCACCTCCACCACCTGCGCCGACGATCCTGCTCATCCCGCCACCTGCACGGTGTCAACGCCGGCCGAGATCACCACCGAGCCCACCAGCGTCTCGCCGTAGACCACGGGCACGGGCACGCCCTGGCGGCTGGTCTGCTGGATACCGGAGAAGCTGTAGGACTTGCGCGGGTCCTGATCGGTGTTGGATGCCGCGCCCTGCGGCACCTTCGGCACCGGCGTGAGCAGCTGCGCCACACCGCCGAGCACCAGGGAGGCGCCGACGCCGAACAGGATCGTGGGGGTGATGAACGCCAAGCCGGGTACAACAAACGACAACGCGATCAGCGCCACTCCGGCAATGATCCGTCCCACCGCACCGGCCCCGGCGAGCACGGGAACTATCTTGATCTGCTGCAGCCCTGCTGGATCCTGCAGCTCTCTCTCCTCGAGGTCATAGCCGCCGACGCTCACCCGGTAGTGCTGGTCGGCCATGTGCTTCTCGAGCTGCGGGAAGTTGGCCAGCAGGAACCGCACCGCCTCAGCAGCGGTCGCCACCTCCGCGCGGAACACG